CTCTATTCTGCAAGTGTGTCAAGTCTGAACAACCTCTCATATCAAAATTCTCAATGCTCTTAGTATATCATCTTCTCCAGCTAGTCGATGAGCTAGTTCTGACATATCAGCATTGATGGCAATCAGAGGCAGATTAAATGCCTTTGCCATTGTTATTTTGACTCCAGGTTGTTCAGTCTTTAACATACCATATTGTTGTGCATTTAGACGAATTTGCTGGTCGGGTAAGATATCATATATCTCTACCCCGAACCGAGCATCTTCAGCACTACTAAAAATGGTCTGTTTACCTGCTTCAACTATCTTCCCATAATATTGGGGGTCGATTAGTTTCTGTGTGAGTTTACGCGCGTATGCGTGTAAACCCGGCAGAGGCTTTTTTCTATCTGCCTCCAGTTTTTTGTCTTCTACTCGTTTAAGAGTGGTTCTTTCAATTCGGTGTCTCAAGGTTGTCTCTGAGATATGTTCAGTTACTCCTCCCAAAGACACATGCGTATTGTTTATTTTAATTAAGTCTGTCTTAGTCGTACGCCATATCCTAGCCACATGCTCTAGTTGTAATAAGACTAGCTCATTCACTTTATGTGGGTCGGCATTACGCTCAATTAATTCACGCTTGCGTGTAGAAATAGATTTGATGACTGCCTGCAGATCATTAGGAGTAGTCGACTCAGTTGGTCCATGTACGAATGTTGAAACGCCCCGCGCTAAGTATTGAGTGCCATTTCCTGTTTTATGATCCACTCTAAGAAATTCCGCTATCGCACCTAGGTAACATTTATTCTTTTGAAAACGTATATTCAGACGTTTTGCCCCACGCTGTAATGTCTGTACTTGTGCTATAGTCTTCACCCCAGCTAATACATCATCTCCATTGTGGGTAGTGGCGATGCTTATACCCCCTAAAGCCTCTTTAGTGTATACAGCATTTAAGATTGTGTTCATGAATGTGGTAAGACGCCAACCAGACAGTAGTGTACCAGCCACTTTGTAGTCACCTGCTTCAGCTTTTATAGTACAATCCTCTAGTGATTTAATTAGCCAAGCCATTGCCTTAGTTTGATCATCAGAAAAGTCTTGTCTGTATATCGTCCAATATGCTTCTAGTACTGCCTGCATACTAGATACTGAATGTTGAGAGTTGAAATCTTCAAAATCAAAACAATAAGGTACACCATTCTTAAGTACTTCGGAAACTGTTTTGGTAACATTACTAGCTGTAGCTGTAGGTCCTATGGGGAATAAAGGTGAAATCACATGCTCACAACCTATCATTGCAAACCCAGATATAATAAAATTAGTGGCATCTACACCGTAGATAGCTCTCTGCTTTCCCCATTCATATTTGACAGACGGCCAAGCCACAGTACTAGGATGACGTGACAAGAAATGATCTACATCGTACTCTGGCATGGCATTTAGTGAAAATAGCTTATTGCGCATCTCACGAGACTCAGACTTGAACTTCATATCTTCCTCATACTGTGAGTGGTAAGCTCCAGTGGGTGCCCACTGATTTCTACTAGACCAGTAACTATCCCAATACGTCTTTCTAGGCCTACTACCCATACCTCGAACAGCTTTAAAGATATGTAATGCATGCGTATATACAGTATTGTGCTCTATATTGCAAAGGTTAGGGACTGTTCTGTTGACTTTCTCTGAATGCCAGTCTACAGTGCCTAAACCTCTATTGACAAGTACTTCCAGCTCAAACATCTGCGTAAAGTCAATAGGTAGTAGATTCTGAACTGCCTTTAGTCGCAATGAAAAACGTTTCTTGATCACATTAAAGAAGTCTGCTGTGTCATCGTACTTAGTCTGCCAAATACCAGATTTGCTCATTAGTTCTTTGTTTTCAACAGTTAAACTACTTGCCCATACTATACTTCCAACAAACAGTGCTTCCTGCATATCAGTGCCCAGCATGTGTTCCAGCCATGGTTTCAAAAAAGCAGCATTATCATCTATATATTGCATCCCTTTCTTCCTAATTTCATGTATGGTTAAGTGTCTCAAGTGCCTGCTTGATACTTTATTATATTTAATCTGAGTTTCACCTGCCAGCAGTTTGGTCAAACGAGGGTATTTAGTGTATTGTCTATGTTTTTTTGTTTTTTTATTTATGTATAATAAATAGTCTATAATTTCCTGATTATTGATCATCCCATATGGAAACAAATCAGGTCCATATTGGATCTTAGATATCCGTAACATGGCATCTGTAGAGAGTTCCGTTAAAAGAGTGTCTTTGTGTATGTACAAAGCAGTGACTCCGAGTTTGTCAAAGTATGCCGGGTAAATCTTAATGGTTAAGCCTCCCACTAGATAGAAACGAGGAAAAGGTGGGAGCCAGCTCCACAACACATCAAATAAGTGAAAATCCGCTTCCTCAAAAGTACTGACTAAATTATAATCCTCAGTTAATTTGACATGTAAAGGGATATAATTAACACAGCTGGCTAATCGTTTTGACCTGCATCCGGCTCTAACTGCGGTGGTTCTGGTGGATCCGGTTCCACTTCTTGAGGCAACAAGTCTAATATTTTTGCATCGCCTGGCATTGCTACACCTGGACGAATCTGGACAACTTGAAAATCCGACATAGCTGCATCGTAGCGTGTCATTACTGCACCTAAGTAGTTCTCTACCATATTGGTGTCTATCCTAAACTCCTTATGTAGTTTGGGTTGTTCTTCACTATAAGGTGCTTTAGGTGATCGCCATTCTGGCCTATCTAAAAGGAACAGATTTATACGCTCCCAACTGAAGACTGCACCTGTATCCAACAATCTGGTTAGTGGTGAGCCCCAGCTTATATTGCGATTTACTAACCCGTCTAATTTATACGATTCTGCTCTCCGTAATCCAGAAGGCGGCACAGGTGGTACTGCTACAGACACATCATTAGCTGCGTAGATTTTATGTCTACCATCTGTTAATGGGTGTTTGTAGTATAGGTCATGGCCATTCCACCTTGCTAAGACACCATAGGCCCATAAGTCCATGTAATTAAGACCCTCACGGCGTATACCATACTCGACTATTTGTACTGCATTATTCATAGAGAAGCTGCTTCCATAAGGAGTACCTTCGAGTAAGGTGCCATTTAATCCTAAGATAAGAGCTACACATGATGGTGCCACTAGTTTCTGAAACATAATTTGGTCATCTATAATCTGATATCCATAATCCTGTAAATGTGGAATATTGAGTTGACCAAACCGTACTCTAGTACTATACTGACTGTCTAACCCTTCGTTTATATAGGTGTAACAATCATGAAATGCGCATCTTAGTATACGCTTGCCTGTAATAGCAGATACGAGAGCATCTGCACGGTAAGTCTCGTCTAGACCCGTGTGTATAGTAAACCGCATTTTACGCATCAGGTCTTCTGTATTAATACTGTTATATATTGAAAGAAATTCTCCCCAATACCAACAAGTGTTCATGAAGAGGGATATAAATATACTAGACTGTCCGGGCCCTGTTAATGTATTGGCTAAATCCTGAGCATCATCTGATATACAAATGCCCTCGCCTTGGACCAACTCGGGCAAAGAGGCACGACTTAATCCTAACTTAGGCAAACGTAAACTACGCTTGATATGGGTCCACCAGTGTGATTCAACGGTCTCCGTTGCTGGCTGAGCCACCCAATAGCGTAATAGTATAGAAGCTTGTTTAGCCTCCTCGTATACTCTATGATTACGTACTAATTTGCCAAACATTGATTGGAGTTCCCTTTTAGTGTACTCACCTCGCCCATTCTGTATAACAGGAGCATTAAATGCCCTGATACTTGCTCTCCCTAAGCGAAAGTCAATATCTTGATCCACTAAAAAGGGTGTTGATCTTGTATTGCCTTGTAACAATGTCGTTAGTATTGCCACTTCTCGGGTAGTGAACCCAGATAAATTCAACGCCCCTTTGTAGTCAGCCAGAGCACGTATAGCTATATCGGTATCGGGGTATATTTGATTTACAGCTATTAAAGTGACGTTGACTTCTGGCGCTGTATGGAATAAATGTGTGGGTACAGCAAACCTACCTTTAATAAAACCAAAGTGTTTGCCAAAGGCATTGCCGCTACTACTGTGTCCGTCGTTATAGGTATACATATGCCATACCTTGATAGTATACTTAAATTGAAAAGCCTCAGTATTATTAGCTCGGATTGTTTCATCTGATTGAGTGACCTCTTGCGGTAGCTGATCATACCAACCTTTGATCCTATCTACGATTAGCCAAGTGCTTATATCAGTCAGAGACATGCCGTAACCGTCATCTTGAGTTTCCAGCATCCTAGCCAATAACTTGGGTCTGTCCTCTTCTACGGCTGCCATTAATCTGTGCACCTGTACCAAAGTAAGTGTGGTTTCATGATCGTGTGTGTTCATTTTAGCCACGATGTCAAATAGTTCCAATTTAGCCAGTATCAGAAATAGCAAGGATGTCATGTTATCATAAAACCCTTGGGAATATACGGTATCAAAGTACATGTTTAAGCGTTGTTCTTTGGCGTCAACACTGTGAACAACCTCACGGATACGTTTAATCACACTTTGATAGTTAATAGTGCCGTTTGTATTCAAGCAAGACTTATTAACACCTAACAAAGAGTTGTGCGTTATTTCTAAGTTCCAGGAACTTGGTATGCCGTATACTGTCCCTTTAGCTACGATGTGACTAGCATGGCGCATTTCCAAATCAAAAGCATTCTTAGTGGCTTGTACTACTGCTAAATCTTTTTGTTTATTCATCTGTATGTCAGATGATTTCTTATCTAATGCTAAAACGTTATCAACATGTAACTTGACTTCGTTCTTAGCCCAGATCTGACCATCAATGATGGATGTTGGGGTAGTTTTGAAAGTTGTGATGTCCGCGAATGTGTTCATGGTGGGTAGTGGGGTGTGTGAGTTAGTCTTTTTGTTTGGGGATTATATGCC